AATGTTTAGAAAAATTAAATAATATCTCAATAATATATATATAAATGTCTGAATTATCCACAGTGTTAATTAATGATTCTAGATACAATGATATTACATCATCTGTAACTATTGGTGTAAAAGATGGACCCGCCAGCGTGATTCATCAAAAATATCAACATAATTCTAACTCTACCTCATCTACTCTTTTTAATGTGAATGTTCCTTCTGAAAATACCCTAATTGATAGAAATATTCATGTTGAAGGAACAGTATCGTGTTATTATGAAGCATCAGTTGCCGCAGGTGAAACTGTTTCATTTTATGTTATCCCTTGTGCTTTTCCTATGAATCAAGCTTTACAAAGTGCTACTCTTACCCTTAATAACAGTAAATTAAGCGTGCAGACTCAAGATATTCTACCAGTATATTTAAAACAGTTTCATCAAAAATTCCTATCTAAAAATTGCCAAATGACCCCAAGTTTTGTTGATAAATATTTTGGTAAGGTAAAAGATGCCGCAGGAAGTGGTTCTTCTTCTTTTATGTCAGGTGTTGAAAGCGGTGAGAAAGACAGTGATACAGTAGGAAGAGCTAATGAAGATTTTTCAGTTTCAGTATATTTAGGGACTGTTTTACAAAACCCTTCCGCAACTGGATTATATACTGTTGCAAATACAGCAGTAGATGCAGTTGATTCAACTGTAATAGTTGAATGTAGCGTTAATGTAAGCGAACCGCTTGTCGGCTTACCTACCTCAGAAATGAAAGAAAATGAATCTAACTATTTATCTATTAATAACCTTGAATTACTCCTACAATGGAATGATATGAGAAATGTATTTAATATTAGTGGTTCTTACCTGTGGAAATCTTACGCGGGGACTTATGATAATAGATTAGTGCTAAACGAAAGTGCAAAACTCAATTTAAAATATATGTCTCTTCATGCTAGTCAATACAGTAAATTAAACTCTAAAAATGTATTGCCATATGACGAAATGGTATGTTATAAACGATTATTTACTGGTTCTGATGGAATTACACAACAAGTAACTGATGTAATCAGTATGAGACAAATTCCAAACTTTATTTACATGGTAATTCGTCCTCAATACAACAGCATGAAGCCTCAATTTTCGAACCATTTATGCTTTCCTGTTACTGGTTTAAATATCACGTTTAACAACGTGTCTGGTCTTCTTACATCTTACAGTCAAAATGACTTATATATGATGTCTCGTAGAAACGGTTCTCAACAAACATGGAGTGAATTTAGAGGTATTGTAACCAACAGATTTAAAACCGAATTTGCTGGAATTGGTTCTATTATTGTAATTGACCCTGTTCGTGATTTAGGGTTATCTGATTTCCTTTCATCTGGAAGTTTAGGTCAATTCAGTTTCCAAGCGACTGTAACATATGATAAAATTCTAGGACATACATATGGAGAACCAACAACAACCTTAACCGCAGATCAATTCCAAGCAATGGAAATTGCAACGATTTGCAATTATGGAGGCATTTTAATTAATGATAAAGGCAGTTCATCTACTATGTCGGGATTACTCACGAAACAAGCAGTATTAGAAGCTAAATCTGGAAATAATCCAACTGTGAATTATGAAGAGATTCAAGAAATGACAGGTGGAAATTATTCGAAAATGGGAACTACTAATATGAGTGGAATTTTAGAAAAAATCAAACAAATGGGAAAAGGTAAATATAAAGAATTGATGAAATCCAATCCTACTGTAGGACAAATACAAGATAAATTGAGTAAATATATGTAAAATGATTTATTTATAAATATATATAAGAATTTCCATTAAATTTAATATATATAGTAATATATATAAAAGATATGTTAAAAGGATATAATGATATGAATACAAATGTTCCGAATACTTTTGCTACTGATGGGAAAATTGTTTTATCTGGAGCTGGTAGAAAAGCAGTATATGAAGGAGCTGGATTTTTAGATGAAGTTAAGAAAGGATATAATAAAACAAAAAGTGCAGTAAAATCTGAAACAGGTCAAAAAATTGTAAAGGCATTAAAACAGGACAAAGATGTTATGAAAGAATTTGCCAAAGCTAGAAAGCAATTAGATGATTATACATCAGGAGTAAGAAAAAGCAAACCAGGAAAAAACATGTTAGATATATTAGAAAAACAAGGTGTTATTTCAAAAATAGAAGATGAATTCAAAGGAGCTGGTAATGCAAGTGGGAAGATCTCTCGACTCAAGAAGGCAAAGAAGTGGACCGACTACGCGGATAATACATTACGAAAGGGGATCGACACGGCCGCTTATGGTTACACAGAATATAAAAAGGCAAAAAATCCTATTTCGTCAAAAATTACATCTATGTTCGGTGGTGCTGTTAAACGTCCTCCGAGTCCTTGGATACTACACGTCAAATCTTATGCACAAAAACATAGTATACCATATAAACAAGCATTAAAGGAAGCATCACCTTCATATCGTGCTATGAAAGCTAAAAATTAAATAAACTAATTAATAGAATGCTATAAACTATTCAGTTTTCAAAAAGTGGCAAAAATTAGTTTTATAGATTATCATTATAATAGATTGTATGAAAAAGTAATTTTTGCCACTTTTTATTTATAGGGCGAATTGGACAAACCAATTAATTAATATTATATCGGTTTAAAGAAATAAATACATATATAATAGTACAAAACAATATGCCTAACTATCAAGATGGTAAAATTTATAAAATAATCTGTAACATTACAGATGAATGCTATATTGGTTCAACTACAGAACCAACCCTAGCTAGAAGACTAGCTGGACACGTAATTAATTATAAAGTATGGAAAGCAGGAAAAGGTAAAAAAGTAACCAGTTATGACATAATAGATAAAGGTGATTATCAGATTTTTTTAATTGAGTCTTTTCCTTGTAATTCTAGAGATGAATTACGTTCTAGAGAAGGTCAAATTATTAGAAAATATAAATCAGAATCAGAATGTGTAAATATAAGAATTGATGGTAGGACAAAGAAAGAATACAGATTAGATAATAAAGTAGCGATTCAAGAAAAAGATAAACAATATAGATTAGATCATAAAGAAAAGGCTAAAGAATACATGAAAGAATATATTGAATACAATAAAGAAAAAATAAAAGAATATTCTGAAAAAAATAAAGTAAAGATTACATGCATATGTGGGTCATGTTTTCGTAAAGTAGACAAAAATAGACACGAAAGAACCAAAAAGCATCAATCATTTTTAAAATCTATTGAATGAACCCGATTCAATAAATCAATTAATTAATATTATATAAATATCAATTTATAATATCAATTTAATCTTCTTTGATATATGTAGATAAGGCTACCCCTACACTAGTACCCATATTTTTAGTATCTTTTTTTAAGTCTTCCACAATATTACTATATTTATTACTGAGATACATATTTCTTAACATTGAACTACCTATACTTTTACCAAACACCGTATTCAACAATCGTGTAATGTCTTGACTCTTAATAATATCTTCATTATAGAATGTTTTCAAAAAATGAATATTATATGTCTTATTTTTAAGCTTAGACTTTTCAGGATGATTACTTAAATATAATGATATAACTTTCATTAGTTCATCTTCAATAGGAACGACTACCGAATTATACTTACCCTGAGTTTTATAGTTATTAAAAATGAATTCTTTTTTATCCATATCCAGATAATTAAATTTATCATCGCTCATATTATTAGATATTTTCATTAATGAATAATCAATATTACGTCTCGGAGCGTGCATAGTATATAGACTTAAACTCATATAATTTAACAGAATATTGTAATCTTCTTTAGTTTTAACTTTTTTAACAACTTTTGATTTTAAATCACTACTAATTTTATCTATACTATCATTTGATAACCAATTTTCTTTCTGTGAATCACTCTTATCAGTTCTTACTTTTAATTGATTATTAAAATTAGATAAAATTTCAAAATACATGTCATATAAGTTTTGTTGTTTTGAATTCTTTAATACTGTACATATTGATATAATATAGCTTCGCTGTGTGGTTGGCTTATAATC